CCCTGACGCGGCGAATGCCAGCAAACAAAAAACGACATGGGTAGAGGAGGCCACAATATAAAGCCGGTTTCTGAAAAGAAACTAAACGGAACGCACAGAGCCGACCGCGACGCGGGGCGATTGGAAACCGTTGTAAAGCCGCTTCAAAGCATCCCGCCCGCGCCGCACCATTTCGACGAACGGCAGGTTGCAAAATGGCGTGAATGTTGCAAGTTGATGAAAGACGCGGATGTTTTGGCGGATATGGACTTAGACGCCATTGCCTTGTATGTCGAAAATTGGTTTATGGCGGCTGACGCTTACGCCGATTTGCGGGATAACGGGATGACGGTATGGGTGGAGCAATACAACAAAGAAGGGGTAATAACTTCAAAAAGACCGATGACAAATCCGGCGTTTCGCCAATATCAGGACTGCCAAAAAGTTCTAAATCCGCTGATGAATCAGTTTGGCTTTACTCCGAAAGCGCGAATGGCAATAAAGGTGCAGGGAACAAAACCGAAAAACGAAAGCGCGATTTTGGCGCTGATGTCAAGCAAGAAAAAAGCCATGTAGCAATGAATGGAGAAAGCAAATGCATACATCGACGCGGTTTTATCCGGCAAACTCCCGGCGGGCAAGTACATTAAGCGAGTGCTGAAACGCCATGCCGATGAACTGAAAAAGCAAAAGCAAAAGGATTTTCCCTACTATTTCTCCGAAGACGATGCACAGCACCCGATTGACTGTTTCGGCCTGTTAAAACTCCCAAAGGGCAACGTTGCAAATCAGCCGTTTGTGCTGATGCCTTTTCAAGAGACCATTTTAGCACTGGCCTACGGTTGGCGGCGAAAGGACAACGGGCTGCGAAGATTCCGCCGGGTGTATTTGAAAGTTGGGAGGGGTAACGCAAAGACGGAGTTTTTGGTAGGGGTCGGCACTTACGGTCACGTTTTCGACGGCGAGCCAAACCCGGAGATATTTTGGATAGCGACAAAGAGCGCACAGGCAAAAGTCGGATGGGATAGGCAAGCAAAAATGATGAAAATGTTGCTCACTGATGAGCCAGAACTAAACAGCCTGTTTTCCCTATATGCGACGAAAATAAGCAGCAAACATGAATTAGGGTGGACAATGTACCTGGGGCAGGATAGCGACAAAGAGGACGGCTGGAAACCTTACTATGTTTTGGTGGATGAATACCACGCGCACAAAGACGACGACTGAATTACCGTTTTGCAATCGGGCATGGTGAAGCGCGGCGACCCGATGACATGGATTATCACAACGGCGGGCTTCAATCCACAGGGGCCGAACAGCGATTTTTTGAAACGCTGCAAACAGATGTTAGACGGTATTTTGCCGGGGGAAACTACCCTGCCATTTATCTACGAACTTGACGAAAAGGACGATTGGAATGATGAAAGGAACTGGATAAAGGCAAATCCCGGCCTCGGTTACGTCCTTACGCTCGACGGCATCCGGGCTGAATATGAGCAAATAGCGTTGATCGGAAAGACGAAAGAAATTGACTTCAAGGTTAAAAACCTCAACATTGAACACAAGGGCGCGGACACATGGCTAAGGATGGAAGATTGGGAAAAGTGCGGCGGCGAAGTTGACTTGATGGCGCTATCGGGGCGGGAGTGTTACGCGGGCATTGACCTTTCTTTGACCGATGACATTAGCGCACTTGCCCTGTTTTTCCCGAAAAAAGAGGATGAAGAGCGCCACATTTTGAAGGTTTTTTACTGGATTCCAGAAGAAAAGGCCGAAATTGAGGCGCAAAACGGGATACCTTACCGGAAGTGGATTGCAGAGGGGAAAATAAAGGCGACAGACGGCAATGTGATAGACCATGATGATTTGGCGGCGGACATTATCGAAATCTGCAAAGACTTTAAAATGAAGCGTATGGAGATTGACCCCTGGACAAGCAAAACGGTACAACTTGCTTTGCAGAAAGCGGGTTTGCCATTCGGCACGGTTGCTCAAAATCTTTCGAGCCTGGGAAGTCCGACGCAGGTTTTCGAGCGTATGGTAAAGGGTGGAGATTTGAATCACGGCGGGGACGAGGTGTTGGCGTGGATGGCATCGAACTGCCAAATCCACATACACGCGTCCGGTTTTTACATGGTTCACAAAGGCAAAAGCGGCAAGTTGAAAGTGGACGGGATTGTTGCGAGCATTTGCGCCGTGTACGGGTGGGTAGATGATGGGGCGAAACCTGCAAAATCTTCCTACTTGTTTGAAAAAAACGCAAAAGTTATACTGATATGATGGGAAACAGCATACTTACCCATGAGGGCTACACTTCCCGATACTTGGAGTTAGTAGGGGAAAACCAGCAAAGCCGGAACTGCTGCGAAGTTGCATGGAAGCGTACAGAGAGCGAATTACGCACAGCGCACGGCGTCCGGCGTTACAATTCGCTTGCTTCTTTTCAGGTGTGCCAATCCAAAGGCGTTACTAAAAGCAACTTAACCCCGTTAAGAGATTGGGAGCCGATTGTTCTACCCTGACAGTTTGGGTGTATTTTTGTTGCGTCAAGCGCAAAGACACCTAAAACTTGAAATTTAATTTAGGCTTTGATTTCGATTGGGGCGGCACACGAAAAGAGAAAGCGCAGGAAAAGCGCAGTACCGCACTATCCACACCAACCGGCCAACTTTGGACGGCGTTGGGGTACAACCCGCCAGGAACAACGGCGGTAACAAATCAGAGCATCAAGGGCCTTTCCCCGGCCTGGGCAGCCATCCGCTACATTTCAGAGGCGGCGGCGTCCCTTCCTTTCGGCGTTTATTCCTGGGATTTTTCAGACGACGGCTACGAATCAAAATTTGGGCATCCGGTTCACCCGGTTATCGCACAGCGTCCGCATCCCCACTACACGAAATACGACTTTTTACAGGCGCTTATTGCAAACGCCTGTTTTGGCAACGGGTACGCACGCATACACCGCGACCCGGCAACCTTCTTGCCGACGGCTTTGGAGTTAATACCCTCGCAACTCGTTACGCTGGCGTATGGCGACGATGGCGACCTGTTCTACTGGATTCAGGGGACGATGTACGAGAAGCCTATTAACGTCGTATTGCCGCACACCGACGTGATACACATCAAGGGCGTAACATTCACCGGGCTGCAAGGCGACGAAATCCGCATCGTACACGCGGACAACATCGGCGGCAGCCTTTCCGGGCAGAAATACACGAAATCCTTTTTCGAGAACGGCGCGCACGTCGCCGGTATCCTTTCCACAGATAACACGCTCGACCAAGAGCAGCGCGAAAATGCCCGCAACGCATGGGGCGATATTTACAGCGGACTTGAAAAGGTCGGCAAAACTGCGGTTTTGGACGGCGGGCTGAAATACACAAAACTCGGACTTTCGCCGGAGGAGGCGATGTTGATTGACTTTCGCAACCTCACAACGGAAGAGTGTGCCCGCATTTTCAAAATCCCTGTTCACATGATTTCCGGGCTATCAAATGCGACATATTCCAACATCGAACAGCAAAGCCTGGAATTTCGGCAATACACCCTGCCGACGTGGACTGAAAAAGTGGAGCAGGAATTTTCCTATAAACTTTTTACCCGGCGTGAATTTTTGGGGCGCAAGGCTTTTGCCATGTTCGATTATACCCCCCTTCAAATGGCAGACACCGAAAGCATGGCGAAGCTTATGGCGGCTGCGGTCGGCAACGGCGTAATGACCGGCAATGAGTTCCGCAAGATGTACAAGAAAAAGAAAATGGACGGGGCCGACCGCCTGTACATCATGCAAAATCTTGTCCCAGTTGACCGCTTTGACGAGGTAATTGACAAACAGGTAAGTAATGAGCCAAAAGCAGTGGCGCAACCCGAAACCGACAACGAGAACGAAACAAACGAAACAGAAAATGGAAATCCGCAAGCAAGCAAGTAACGAGCCGGAATTGCGCTACTGTACAGAGCCGGAAGCGCGGGTAAAGGCGACGAACGAAGAAACTCGTACCATACGCGGGTATGGTGTTGTATTCAACAAAAAGTCGCACCCGCTCATAATGGACGGCAAACGGTTCATTGAGGTAATCGCGCCGGAAGCGGTGAAGGGCGTGGATTTTAGCCGCAATATTTCGCTTTTCAATCACAACATGGACATTCCGCTTGCAAGCGTTGAATCCGGTACGATGCGGGTAGGGACGGACAACCTCGGCGTTTGGTACGAAGCCGACTTACCGCCGTCGCCCGACGGTGACAACGTTTGGCAGAATGTGAAGCGGGGCGTTGTCCGGAGATAATACAAGTACCCCTGGCCGAG